TCACGGCCCCGACGTTCGAGGACACAGGCGGCATCCACCCGCAGTGGAAGGGCTACAAGTACACCGCGACTGCTGGCGCGACGAACATCTACGACGAAGTCGTCACGGTCGAGAAACAACTGCGCGGTGGCTGGTACGAGCTGCTCGACGCGACCACGAAGGCAGTGGTCGACGACTACATCGAGTTCGCGGTGGTTGACAAGGACGACACGCTCGGCCTGTTCGCTACCTACGGCCTCACGGTCGGCACCGATGTTCTGGAGCTGAAGAAGTACGTCAAGAAGGAGTACATCAATCCAACCACCGGTGGGCAGCGTCAGATATTCATCGCGGGCTCGACGTTCGTGATCCTCGCGGGCCTTTACCTGCGCACGATCTACGAATCAACCGGAGCGGACGACGTTTGCTTCAAGGTAGTGACTCTTGCCTACGAATAAGAAAGTCCTGGTCAACGGCAAGGAAGAGACGCCGATCAAGAAGACCAAGATCCCATCGACTGTGGATTGGGCAGCCGTGGTCCGAGCGAAGCAGAAGGCAGCCGAAGAGCAAGAGCAAGAATGAACTGGCCCGGCTACACCTTGCTCGCCATGATCGGCCTGCCGCTGATCTTCATCGCGATTGACATCGTGCTGGCGGTCAACAAGCGCAAGGGCGACACCTACTCTGAGGTGCTGCGCGCAGCCGGTCGTCGGTGGATTCCGCTGATCATGATCATGTGCTTCGGGTTCGGCTTGCTCGCCGGGCATTGGTGGTGGTGAGTGTCAACGCTGCTATTCACGCCGGGGGCTTCGATTGACCTGACCTTGAGTCTTGAGGACGGGGCTACGACCTTGTTTCCGACCGCGTGGATATTTGCGGGCGCCGCGGCCATCACTTCGGTGGACCTGACCCACAACGGCCAGGGGCGCTACCTCGGAGCGTGGGTGCCCGCCGCGGCTGTGCCCTACGACGCGCTCTACATCGTCTACACCGATGCTGGCCGTACAACGGAGTCGGCGGTCTACACGAGGGAAATGGAGCGCTGGCAGCCAGACACGATCATCGCCGATGCGATGGACCGGGCCGACATTCCTGGCGATGTCGCGGATGCGGTCTGGGACGAAGCCATCGCGTCGCATCTAGGCGTGGGGTCGACAGGTGAATTTCTCGGGCGCGTTACCGCCGCTCGCGCGTCAAACATCGACGATACGAACACGCGGGCTCGGCTGGTCGAGAAGATCATGCGGAATCGGCTGGCACTGGCAGACGGCGACACGGGCAACTGGGTGCTTTACGATGACGACTCTCTGACGCCGCTGCTAACCTGGCCCGTGACTGACAAAGACGGCGACACCATTATCCAGCAGAAGCATGTGCCGAGCCGGCGTGGGCGTGGCGTGTGAGCATCACGACCTGGGGTTGGGGGAGTCAGGGCGGCCTGGTGACGACGTGGGGCTGGGGCTCTCACCCGATCACGCCGCCGCTCGAAGGCGCGGTCGGCCTTCCGCTTTGTCCGCTGATCCTCGACTCTGACGAGTTGGTGCCGACCTTCATGGCCTTCGACGACGGCCTCAGACCGCGTTTGAGCGACTCTGATGAGCTGTACCCCCTGATAGCGGCCGCCGACGATGACGCCGTTGTGCCGCGGCTGGGGACGTCTGACGCGCTAGTTCCGCACATAGTCGCGGAAGACGAATCGTTGGTGCCCCGGATAGCGGAATCGGATACTCTGCGGCCTACAATGTTTGCGGACCAAGAAGCTGGGCAGGTTCCTGAGATCGTGGCTGCGGATGATCTCCGGCCTCGGATCGGTGCGGAAGACGCCGAAGAGCGGCCCGAGCTGGACAGCGATGAGCTGACACCAGACATCGACGACACGGAGGTGTGCTGATGCCAACAATCATTAAGCTAAAGATTCAGGTATCTAAGCTCGACAACGTCCTGACCAAGTTCGACCAGATCAAGGTCTACCGCTCGACCACGGGCATCGCGGGCGTCTACACCGAGCACACGGCGGTGAGCACGAGGATCGGGCTGGTCCAGGGCCAGACTACCTACGAGTACGATGACGTCGCCGGGGAGATCACCTACTACTACAAAACGAGCTACTTCCACAGCGGGACGAGCCTCGAATCCAATCAGAGTCCGCCCCAGCTCGGCGACGATCCGGCCACCAACAACATCATGACGGTCGAGGAGCTGAAAGAGATTTACCTCTTTGGGCTCGACCTGACCAACGACGCCGGAGAGGACTTCCCAGACCGGCTGTTCGAGTGGGGCATCCGCTGGGCGATTGGCAACGTCGAGCGCCACCTAGACATCCGCGTGCGGCCCACGGTCTTCACAGACGAGCGTTACGATTACAACCGCGGCGACTACCTCTACTGGACCATTATCAAGCTGCGGGAATCGCCCGTGATTAGCGTCGAAGGGGTCGCGGTCAAGTGGCCTTCCGACTCCACGGTTATCCAGTTCCCGACGGAGTGGATTCAGCTCCGAGCTGACGCCGGCCAGGTCAACATCGTGCCGTCAAGCGGAACGCTGAGCCAGGTACTGCTCACGGCCGGCGGCAGCTTTCTTCCGCTGGTCGCGAGCGGTCGAGACTTCGTGCCCAACATCCTATCGGTCGACTTCACGGCCGGCTTTGCGGAAGGGCAGGTCCCGATTGAGATTCGAGACCTGATCGGCAAGTACGCCAGCTTCGCTCCGCTCAACGTAGCAGGAGACTTGATTGCCGGCGCGGGTATCGCATCAAAAAGTTTGAGTATCGACGGGCTCAGTCAGTCAATAAATACAACGAGTTCGGCCACAAATTCGGGCTACGGTGCGCGTCTTATCCAATATGCTAAGGAAATCAAGGAGGTAGTGCCTACCCTACGTCGGTACTACAAGGGCATTGGCTTCGTAGCACTCGGGTAAGCTATGCGGATTCCACAGGTAATCGTCGATTCCCTGATGCTGCTCGGCGTGTGGGAGATATTCCTGCGAACGATGCAGGCTGCCCAGAGCTTTGAGCAAGCCGAAGCCGGCGTTCAGAGTGTCCGTGAGGCCGCTGAGGCCGCCTACAAGCGCCAGGCATTCCAGGCCCACCCTGACCGCTCCGGCGGCTCTGATGAGCGTATGAAGGCCCTCAACGGCGCGCGGGACGCGCTCAAGAGCTTGGTCGTCCAGCGGCCCCAGCCGGTGATGACCGTGGTCCGCATCTATTCGACCTGGACCACGACATCAACCACGACAACAGGAGCCTGGTGATGAGCGACCTGACCCCGGAGATCATCGTTGGGATGCCGGCGGCTATCAAGGCACGGCCGCGGGCGGACTTCAGACCGACCGAGTTTGACCAGGCCGTCACGACCAAGGGCTACAGGATGTTCTGGTCGCGTGCTGGGATTTGCCCTTGCACCAACAACGATCAGACCGAGCAGCCTGACCCGAATTGCCAGCTATGTAAGGGCGATGCTTACTATTATTTCATGCCCGATGAGGCCATCGCGGCGGGGGCTGCCAAGGATTCCGCGGGCAACGTGGTGACGATCAACGACGCGGGCACGGCGGTCCAAATCTACGTGCTGATGACGTCGATGACGCAGGATGTCCAGGTCTTCGAGAAGTTTGGCGAGTGGGTGTTCGGGCTGTCCAGAGCGACGACGCAGCCGCAGAACAAGCTGGGCTATCGGGATCGGCTCACGGCTATCGAGTCGGAGATGACTTGGGCGCAAATCATCGAGTACGACGGTTCCGCGATCATCCCGGTCACCGGCGAGCGGAAGAAGTCTGGGCTTCGATATCCGTTTGTCAGCGTTCACCAGCTCCGCTCGCTGTCGACGACATTCCGCTTGGGTTCGGATTACGTGCTGACCACGGCCGGGGAAATTCAGTGGCTGGTGACTCCCCCCGCTTCTGGGACACGATTGAGCCTGCATGGGGTTATCCATCCTACCTGGATTGTTATGGATCACATGCACACGTTCCGCGACACGCAGCTCGAAGGGACTTCGACTGCGCTCGCCGATCAGAAGTTCCGCAAACTGCCGGTGCAGGCCGTGGTCAAGCTCGACTTCCTGGCCAACCCCGGCGATCCGTAAGTGGACATTGCGGAAACGGCTTGATAGCTTGTGGCCATCCAATTAAGCGGAAGGTTATGATCGAAGTAGACATCGAGGGCTTGCTTCCGCAATCGCTGCTCGCGCTGCTCGATGAGAGCTTCGTGACGTCCGTGCTAGATGACGTCGCGGCTTCCGCACATGCCCGCTGGATTCGCTTGGCCCAGCAACAGCTCTCCAGCTCAAAGCGCGACTACATCGACGGAATCCAACCAATCGAGGTCACCGGGCCGTTCGAGCGGACTATCGCGCTGGTTGGCTGGCTGCCCAACGCGGTCGAGAACGGCATCGACGGTTGGGATATGCGGAAGACTCTGCTCAAGGACGGGCCTGGAGTCCGCACGTCTAAGTCGGGCAAGAAGTACCGGGCGATACCGTTCCGTCACGGCACTCCAGGCAGCCAGGGCCAGGCCGGCGCGCCGATGGGGCGACGGTACGGCCCACAGGGCGCCCAGAGCCTCGCTCACGCGGCAGAGGGGCTGATGGACAAGGGTGCGGCGGCCGCGCTAGGAAAGGCCGTCTACAACCACGCCAAGCGCCTTCAGCAGCACGACTCGCTCGGACACACGGTCCGCGGTCGGCGGCGGACCTACTTCTACGACCGCACGCGGAACGTCAACGTGGCCGTGCCCAAGCTGGCCTCGCACCACAGCACGGACATCTTCGCCGGGATGAGAAAGACCACGGCCAAGCTCAGCGGTCCGCTGCAAGAGGGCAAACGGCGGGGCTCGCACACGCAGTACATGACGTTCCGCATGATCTCGGAAGCCAACCCCGAAGGCTGGCAGCATCCCGGCATGACGGCGCGGAATCTCCACGTCCAGGTCGAAGAGCACGTCCAGAAGCTGGTCGCGCGTGCCGTGCAGGCCGCGGTCAATTCCGCGTTCAAAGGCATGCCCCGATGAGCATGGCCGAGCGCATCGTCTACGACGTCATCCAAGAGGGGCTGGCTTTCTTCAAAGACGAGCCTGCCCGCTACGAGGCGTTCTTGCTCCGCGAGCTGCGGCTCGACGCGGAGGAGGCGGCCAACGCGCGCATCTACTTCGGCGGCGGCACGCTGTCAGACGGCACGGTCGTCGAGGCCCGGCCGCCCACGCTGATTCACGGCTTCGCGCGCACCGGCGGGCCGTTCCCCTGTTACGCACTGATGCTCGGCTCAGAGCGGACAGCCCAAGAGTATTTGAACGAGGACGGCTTGCCTGTCGATGAAGAAGGCAACGTATTTCTCGATGAGGACGGCGACCGAGCCGACGCCAAGATTATCAGGATGGCGTACACGTTCAACGTCCACGTCATTGCCGACCATCCTGACGTGACGCTGTACTACTACAACCTGCTCAAGCGGATCATTCATCGCCAGCACGGCAAGTTCGAGGAGAACGACCTTGGCGATCCGCAGCTCACCGGCGCCGACCTGATGCCAGACCCGCGGTTGCTTCCGCATGACGTGTTTGCGCGCCAGCTCACGATCCAGATTGAGGGTGAGGAGTGCTGGACCGAGGCCGAGCTGGACGGCTACGGCACGTCGGTTGGCGGTCTGCACCGAGACGACGGGGACTCAGCCACGGCTGGCGCAGGCAGTACAGACGCCAGCATCACGACCTACGCGGCAGGGAGTTAAGCGATGACCGACGACAAGGGCAAGAAGCCCAAGAAGGCGCCCAAGGCGTCGGAGCTGGCGGGGATGGTCGAGGTCGCGGTTGAAGTCGAGCCAAAGACTTCACGGGCGACGGCCATCGTGCCGCGCAAGCCTGTGCCCCAAGACATCAAACTATCCGCGCGCCAGTTCATTCGAGCGCGCCAGTTCCGATGGGAGCGCTCAGCGGGCTTCCTGATCGACATGAAGCGGAAGCACGGACCCGACGCTCGATTGACCCGTCCTGAATGGGACACGCACTGGGCCGCCTTTTGGGCGCGTCCTGTCAGGTAGGAGACTCACATGGCAACCTCGATATTCTTCTCGGGCAGGCTCATCTCAGTGCCGGGTGCTTACTCGGAAATCGACGCATCTGGCCTCGAATCTATCGGCCTCGGAGCGAGCGGCATCGTCGCGCTTCTAGGCACGTCCATCGGCGGCAAGCCGTGGACAGAGATCGGCGAGGGCGACGTCAAGGGTGAGCTTCAGGTCACCAGTCAGCCGGCCGCGGTCAACAAGCTGTTCCGCGAGGGCGATCTGCGCGAGGGCGCGCCGCTGCTGTTCGGTCCTAGCAACGACGCTGACATCCAGGGCGGAGCGCAAGAGATCGTGTTCGTCAAAGTCAACCCGGCCACGCAGTCGGCGGCTAGCTTTGACAACGTCGATGGCGAATCGTTGATCCTGACGTCTGCGGACTGGGGATTCTTCACGACGCAGATCAAGGTCGACATTGCGACGGGCACGACTCAAGGCAAGATGCTCACCATCACGTTCGAGACGACCGAGGAAGTCTTTGACGACGTGGGCGGCGACACCATCTTCGAGCTGCTCTACCTGGCGAGCACTCCGGCCGACGGATTCACCACGGTCACGGCGGAAATCGACGCGGCGCGTATCAAGACGCTGTTCACTCGCGACCAGATCGGCCTCGACAGCGAGGTCACGACCACGGTCACACCCACGCAGGTCATCGAGCTGGTCAGCTCCAGCGCGAGCGACGTTGCGGTCGTGGTCCGCATCTACGGCACCGACACCAGCGACGCGACCCAAAGCGCATTGGTCACGCTGACTGGCGTGACGGCGGTCGACACGACCGAGACGTGGAACGAGTACCACGGAGCCGAAATCGTTTCGGGCACGCTGGTCGGCACGCTGACCATCCGCAACGACGGCGCGGGCACGACGCTATCGACCATCGCACCGGCCGGCACCGAAGCCGCGGTCGAGTTTACGATTGACCACGCGGTCGCCGGAACGGCCATCACGCTGGTCGCCGACGCGGCGCTCGCGACGCGGGCCACCGTCTTCGGCCTGAGCAACACAGGAGTCTTCCAGACCGAAGTGTTTGTCATGAACGGCACCACGCCGGTTCCGGGCGTGGCGCTCTGGTCGCGGCTCGATGGCCTGGCCTACGGCGCCATCGCGGCCGCGCGCACCATCACGGCGAGCGGCACGAGCGTTGACGCCGTGTTCTCCGGCCTGTCGACCATTCAGAAGCTCGCCGACAAGTACAACGGCACGGCCGGCTACACCTTCACCGTCTCGGTCAGCAACCCGACGGCCTACCCTGGGACCGACCTGGACTTCCAGGCAGCGGCCAGCATTCTGTCGCCGGCCAAGATCACGGCCACGGGCGACCTGGCCGCAATCATCGCCAAGCTCGCAGCCGAGAGCAGCCTGGTCGTCGGGACCAAGGGCTCGGTCGCCAGCGGGGCCCCCGACAACACTTCGGCCACGGTCTTTCTGACTGGCGGGCACGAGGGCGATGCGACGGCCGGCAACGAGGGCGTTCCCACGACAACGTCGGCTGACTGGCAGGGCGGGCTCGACCTGCTCAAGAAAGTGCGCATCAACACGGTTTGCGCCATCACCGGCGACCCGGCCGTCCACGCCAACGTCAAGGCGCACTGCGAGTACATGGGCGGCGTGGGCCGCTCCGAGCGGGATACCGTGCTGGGGGCACTCAACGCGGCCCTGACGGACGTTCCGACCAAGGCTGAGTTCAAGAGCCAGGCCGTCGACCTGAACACGCGCCACGCGCGTCTGGTTGGCCAGGCCATCGAGCGGTTCGATACGCGGGGTGACCGCGTCGAGCGGCTTCCTCCGTTCACGTCTCTGATCGTCGCGGGCATGCAGGCAGGCAGCCCGGTGGGCACGTCGCTCACCCACAAGTTCGCCAACGTGCTCAAGCTGCGTCAGTCGGCTACCTGGAATCCGGTCGACGACGCTGAGGAGCTGATCCAGGCCGGGCTCTGCATGCTGGAGCTGATCGACGGCGTGGGGCGGAGAGTCGTCCGCAACGTCACGACGCACCTGACCGACAATAACATAGCGTTTTCAGAGGCTTCCGTGAATGAGGCCGTAAATTTCGCGGTCTTCAACTTCCGTTCCGCTATGGAGCAAGTAGTTGGAACTACTGGCTTTTCTGGTACTGCCAGAGCAGCTCAGGGCGTGGCCATCAACCAGCTCGGGCTGCTGGTCGGCGTCGCGCTGGTAGCGTGGCGGTCGCTCGACGTCCAGCTTGTTCTCGATGTCCTGCAAGTGGCGGTTGAAATGGCGCCTGTGTTGCCTGTCAACTTTGTGGAAAACACCATACATCTCGTAGCGATACCTCAGTCGGCAGCCGCGTAAGGCGAAGCCCTAGATAGGAGATTACGATGGCAGAAAAAGGCCGGACCTTCACGGGAGCGCGGGCTCGCCTATCGCTCAACGGGCGCAAGGTGGGTTTCGCTACCAACGTCAACGGCAGCGAGGAAATCGAGTATCAGCCCCAGGAAGTGCTCGACAACATCGAGGTCGACGAGTGGATTCCCGTGGCCTACCGCGCGAATCTGACCGCGTCGATGATCCGCATTGTCGGTGAGACGCTCAAGAGCCAGGGGTTCTTCCCGCAGTCGGGCGCAACGCCCGAAGAGCATCTGACCAACATTCTGTTGCAGGGTGACATGGTCGCGACCATCGAGGACAGCAAGACGCAGCGGACCGTGACCACGGTCGAGCAGGTCAAGGTGTCATCGAAGAATTTCACCATCAACGCGCGAGGCATCGCAGCGAAGGACGTGACTTTCGTGTGTGTGCGAATGCGCGATGAGACGGGCGGTTAGTCGCCCGACGTAAGACGCCGCAGGGCGGAGGCTCCCACCAGGAGTCCATCATGGCTGAGGCCACAACTATTCCAGAGCTGAAATCCGCAGCTCAGCTCGCTGCCGAAATCAAAGGCGACAGCGAGTCCATTTCTCCAACCGCAGACCCGCGAGACGTCAAAGAGTTCAGCTTCGAGCTGGACTACACCGACGCGCGGGGACACGCCTGGACGGGCAAGTTCAAGAACCGGATCTTGACCATCGGCGAGAAGCGCAAGGCCAAGATTCTCAAGGCGCAGCTCAGCGGCATGGCTCCTGTGAGCGCGCTAGACACCGACGTTTGGGACATGAACGGGCTGCTCGCGCATCTCCAGTTCTCGCTGATCGAGAAGCCGGAGTGGGCCAAAGACCTGGAGAAGTTGGATGACGAAGGCGTCGTCTACAAGATCTGGGAGGAGGTCGACTCTCACGAGGCTAGGTTTCATAGAAGAAGCGAGACTGTTAGCGCTGGCACGCCAGGCGACTAAGACCGGTATCGGCAAGCTCCAGCTTTGGCACCTGGACCGCTACAAGGCCTACGAGGGCGTTCCGTTCGAAGATCGAACGGTGGGTGACTTGCTAGAGGAGTTCTATCTGTGTGTGGCATCCGAAATCGACGGCATGACGGGGCGGAGAGCCGACCTGTCGACCGAAGACCTGGAGCGGCTCAGCTCGCTTCAGGACGTGCTGGCTGCGCCAGAAGACGAGTCAGAGGGCGACGGGTGGCACAAGGAATTCAGAACGGGCGATCCGCTGGGCGACTACTGGGAGTATCGAATTGCTCGGGACCTACCGGTCGACCTGGACATGCGGGTGACCGACGTACCGCCTCGCAGCGAATGGAATAGGCCCTGATGGCTGACACAACAACCAACCTCAAGATCCGCACCGACGACCGGGACATCAAGAAGCTCAAGGCGTCGGTCAAGGATACCTTTGACCCGCGCACGATGCGCGGATTTAGGGACGCTACTCGCGACGTCGAGCGCCAGCTCGTCACGCTGACCCGTGAGCAGGTCAAGCTCACCAAACAGCTCGAAGGGATAGAAAAGGGGACCAAAGCCTTCAAGGATATGAAGGAGCAGATCAAGGGCGTGGCAGACCAGACCAAGGTCGCCATGTCCGCGCTGTCCAACCTGGACCGGATGCAGCAGCGGGGCATTCGCCAGGCGGAGACTAGCAGCGGTCGTCGCTTTGGTCAGGGACTCGCACAGGGCGCCGGGGTCGCGCAGTACATCCCGACCAGGCCTGGCATGGGAGCGCAGATCGCGGGGGCCACGCTGGCGGGGGGCATTCGTCGAGCGGCCAGCATGGCAGCGGCACCGTTTACGATGCCGGGGATCGGTGGGCTGTCCCAAGGGCTCTCGGGCATTCCGCTGGTTGGCGGCATGGCCGCGGGGGCGATCCAGCAAGCGGCTGCGGCCTACCAGTCGACGGTTCAGTTCGACAAAGCCCGGATGCAGAATATGTACTTTGCCAACGCCCCCCAGGCGCGGGCAAACAGACGAGCGGCCTCCGCTGCATCGCTCAAGGCGCGGGCGGCGCGCGGGGACATACACGCGACGCTTCAGACGGTGGTTTCTGGGGAGGCCCCCAGGACTGCGGCATCAGGGGCACCGCAGTCCTACGCGCCGGGCGAGGGGGTCGCTCCCTACGTCGATCCGTTCTCAGGGAACGCGCTCAAAGCCAGCGCACCTAAGACCCAAGCTGGACTAGACCGGTCCGTTGGTGCGGCGGCGCGCATGAAGGGCCTGAGTGCTCGGGCTAACAGGGCAGAAGCCGCTGATAAGCGGGCCAAGGCTGGAGACTTGACGGGCCTCGGTTCGATGGACTTGGGCAACCGGTTTGGCTTTGGTCCGACGCAGACCGAGGGCCTGAAGGGGCAAATGTTCGGGGCTCGCGGTGGGATGTTCAACCGGGGAGAGTTCAACCAGGCGATGGCCGCTCAGGTCGGCTTCGGTGTGAGCATGCAGCAGTCCGGCCAGTTCGGCCGGATGGGGCTCGAAGGTGGCGGCGGGGCCGGCATGGGCGGCGGCATAGCTCAGGTGCTCCAGACCGCGGTCGCTGTCGGGCTGTCGGGGGCTCAGGTTCCCGAGCTGCTCGGGACGCTGGTTGGACTGGGCCAGGCTGCCGAGAAGCAGGGGATCAAGCTCAACGTCACCGAATTCAGCAAGATGACGATGCAGCTCCGTCAGAGCGGCATGCAGGGGCTCCAGGGGCAGCGGATTGCTGGAGGCTTCACCCAGGCCGCGCAAGGGCTTTCCGGCCGGGGCGTTCAGTCGCCGATGGACGTGCTCATGATGCGCGCTGCTGGATTTAAGCCAGAGCAGGGGCCGGAGGGCTTCGCTGCGGCAAAAGAGCGCCTAGAGTCCCCTGACGCGGCTCTGATGGCCAAGTCCTTCCAGATGATCGGCCAGGGCTCTAAGGGCATGGGTTCTGGCATGGGCCGCTACTTGTCGAAGATGGCGTTGCAGAAGATCGGGGTCAATGTCGGCCAGAGGCAAGCCGGGCAACTCACTGGAGGCTTTGCCGGCGGCGCGCCTGACATCGCGGGTCTGCTTGGCAAGCGGGACGCTCAGGGAGGAGCGGCGGGTCTTATCCGGGCGGGCCTGGCTAATGTGCCTGGAACGCAGCGCGAGGCGGCCGGGCTGGAGTCTCAACGGATCAGCGTGGGCCGTACCGCTGGCTGGATCGTTGAATACGAGAAGAACACGATGCGGATGGCCGCCACGACTCGCCATTTCGCTGACGATTTGAAGTTACTGTCTGGGGCGGTCAAGGCGTTCATCGGGTTCATCGACAAGCTGGCCGGGGGCTCGGGCGGACTCATGAAGAATTTCGCCCAAATAACTAATACATCTAAGCTGCTGGGGTACCAGTAATGCCCCCGGTCCCGATTCCTCCGCTCCAGTTTCCCGGCCTCAGCAATCAGGGGCAGGCCTTCATCTCGCCGCACCTGCGAGCCGGGTTGACGCTCTACCCGATCCCACAGCTCGAAGACAACCCGTTCATTCCCGACCGGGCGATGACGGCTCACGCTATCGACTGGACGACGCCGGCCGCCGATACCGGGGCAGGGCTAGTCGCCTTGACTTGGTCCAAGCGGATGGGCCAGCCCTCGGGCCAGTGGACGGCTCAGGTCAAGCAGGTGGGGGGCAGCCTGGGGCTCGACTTCGACCAGCAAGACGTGCTGGACGGCGACTGGGCCGACGTCTCGATTCTCCGCAACGGGATCCGCATCCCGCTGTGCCGGGGCGTGGTCGATACGGTCCGCAAGAACACGGTGTCGGCCGGCGGGGCCACAACAACTCGCTACACGCTCTCAGGCCGCGACCACGGGGCTTTCTTCGAGTACCCAATCACTTGGTCCAGTGTCTGGATGCAAACGCTCAAGGAGATTGTGAGCGGCCTGTTCACCAAGCGCGTTGACGGCAAGATTGGCGGTCGGCCTGACGAGCTGTTTGCGTCGCTGATCAAGGGGACCTTTCAGGGGTCCGAAGGGGCGGGTGTCCCGAGCGGGCAGTGGATTCTCCCCCAGGCGCTCGAAGACGTTTTGGGCGAAGGCAAGAAGCTGTTCGATCTGCTCAAGGTTGTGACCTTCAACGCTGAGCCGGGCCGCGAGGGGCTGCGGGGGGCCTACTACAACGAGCCTCAGCTCTGGGCCGTAGGTGAGCAAACCCTTCACCAGACACTCAGCCAGTGGACCAACCCGCTGCTCAACGAGTATTGGTACGACCTGTTACCTCCGGCTGCTTTCTTGCCCAAGCACGGCCTCAATCGGTTCCTGGGGACCAACGTGGTCGAAGAAGGCCGGATCCCGACAGGCGCCGAGCTGAAAGTCGACAGTCAGGGCATCGGCGTGCAGCGGTTGATAGAGTCGGGCAATGAGCAGTTCGGCACGATGGGGGCCATTATCCGTGAGCGCCCGTTCCCAACGGTGGCCGCCAAAAAAGACGCTATGTGGTTCAGCTTGCCGACCTGGACGATTCCGACTTGGCTTTGCGACACCATCGACCTGGGGCGCAGCGGCGACCAGAGGTTCAACTTGTTCGAGCTGCTCGCCGACTTCGGCATCGCCACCGGTGAGGAACAAGGGGCTTTCTCGCGTCCCCAGTGGCACAAGGCTGGTATTTTTACCCACGGTCTGCGGGCTTTCTCGCAGACGACACGATTCTTTTCTGACTCAGAAGCAGGGCTCCAGGCGTGGTTCGCCGAGCGCTCCGCCTGGCTTCAGCTTTTGGTCGACTGGTACGCGCCCAACCCTCATCTCTACCAGGGCTCGATTGGAATCAAGACGCTGCTGCCTGAGATCCGCATCGGGCATCGGGTCATCCTGGCCGGCTCCGACCCGAAAGAAGACATGCAGCTATACGTCGAGGGCGTTGATCTTCAGTACCAGGCCCCGACACAGACGTCCGGCGCGCAGGGGCGGACATCGCTCATCGTGACGCGGGGCTTCCGCGGCTCGGATGAGGAGCTGTTCAACGCCACAAACAAGCTCTCAGGCCTGTACTCGGAGACCTTCTGATGTCGCGCGCTACCGGCTACGAGACGATGCACACGGCCGAGGGCAACGTGCTCCAGGCTGGCGTCAAAACCAAGCCGATGGCCCAGCATCACGACTTGGCGAGTATGTCGGGGCTGATCACCCGAGCGGTCGTGCTGGCGACCTACTACGCCGACGAAGACACAGCCGGCGGCCGGATTAAATTGGAGCAGAAGTCTGTGGTCTGCGACGTGCGGACCTACGGCCGGATGAGCCGAGAAATCCCCCGCGTACCCGTGCTCCAGCGCACGCTGGGCCTGTGGGACTACGACATTTACACGCCGCGAGCAGCTCGTCAGGACATCACCGGCGGTGCGCTTCACGGTCCAGGGACGGCGCAGCCGACCAGCGCGGAGAAGCTCGACGGCGACCATGTGCTGATCGGCTTCCTCGACAACGACCCTAATCAGGCCGTCATCCTGCCGTTCACGGTGGCTCACCCCAACACCAACTACCGCCCAGTGGCGGCTGACGGCCACGTTCGGCGCATCCGCCACAACGGCGTGCTGATGGCCTGGGACAAAGAAGGAAACTTCACCATCGACGCGACCGGCGGAGCGGCTGAGGTGCTCGGCTCCAGCGGTACCGAGGTTGCGAGCGGCGGTACCGTCTCGGTCAGCGGCGTCGCGGTCAAGCTGCTGAGCGATGACGTCGAGCTGGGCAACGGGGCGGGCGAAGCGGTGGTCAAAGGCGACTTGTTCGCTTCGGCCCTGATTGCTGTTCTCAATGGGCTGGCAGGTTTCTCAACGTCGCCAATCCTAGCCACGGCACTTGTGAAGGGCTTCAATAATCTCAAGTCGGCCTGGCTTAGCAGCAAGGTCAAGGTGGGCTGATGGCCGCATCGATCATCGACGTCATCCGAGAGGAGACACGCAAGCAAACCACGGGCGACACCAACTACGCCAAGAAGGGAAGCTATGTGTTCGTGGTGCATGGTCCCCCAGGCGAAGGGCCGATTTCTCCGCTGGAGAGCCGGGCGCAGTTCCCGCTGGTCATTAACCCGGATCGCTTCGACTACACGCTGCCGTTTGCTGCCGAGCTGACTCCGCTGCAAGAGGGGGGCATTGTCGCCGAAGAAGACGGCATCGTCATCGGCGAGATCACGTTGTCAGGCACGACGGGTTTCAAGATCCGCGACACAATCGACACGAGCTTCGCGGCCGGAGACGGCGACTTCACTAGCCTGTTAGACGCCGGCATTTCGTCCCTCAACAAAGCGGCCAACCTACAAGGCGTCTCGGGACAGATGCACTTCTGGCGGCTGTTCGGTCGGTGCTTCGACGGCTACTCGGCTCTCAAGAAGAACCCGAAGACCGCATCGAAGTCTTGGATGGAATTTCATTCGACCAAAGACGAGCTGCACCTGAAGGTCGTTCCGCGCGAGTTCGCCTTGACACGCTCCGGCTCCAGCGAGCGCGTGACCTACCGCTACAACATCCGGCTCGCCGTGGTCGGCCCGGCCACCGAGACGGACATCACCGTTCCCAGTCCCGATGAGGGGCTGCTCCAGGGCATGAAGAACACCATCGCCAAGGTCCGCAACGCTATCCAGGGCGTGCAGGCCGCGGTCGATGACATCACAGCGGCCATCGACGACGTGCGGCGCTTCGTCACGGGCATCGCGGGCATAATCGACGACGTCAGCGGCATCCTCAATGCAGCGACTGATTTGGTCAACGGGGCCAAGAAGTTTCTCGATATCCCGAAGGCCTTCATCAACGCGACGGCCGAGCTGGTCGAGAGCGCGGCCAACTTGGCGGCGACAGTGGCTAGCTTCCCGGCCGACGTTGGGCAGAGCCTCAAGGAAATCGCCGACGGGCTCGACCGCCTGGTCGTGGCCTCGCGTGATCACTTCCGCGAGAAGTTCGATGAGGTCGGCCGCAAGTACGAGCGTTTGACCGACGGCCATCAGGAAGGCCAAGACGTGCTCCGCGACACGAGCGCTTTCCAGCTCTCCCAAGAGGCCGAAGCCGGGCTCGGGCGTATGAGCGTTGTCAAAGCGTTCGGCGCGCTCCGCGCAGGCGACGTGAGGCGCGGCAGGCGCGACCCGATCAAGTCGAAGGCCAGACTACAGCCCGGACGCTTCCGCGGCTTTGAGGAGCGTGTGATTGGCCAGGGGGACACGCTGCAATCGTTGGCGGCGAAGTACATGGGCGATGCGCGCGACTGGGGCGCACTGGTCATCGCCAACCAGCTCAAGGCCCCGTACATTACGACCGGTCCCCGGCTGCCAGGAACGATCCAGCCCGGCGACACGATCATCATTCCGGTGAGTGAGACGCTGACCAACCCGGACACGCTGACCACGGGCGCGGCGAGCCTGAAGGACAGCCAGGCCGCGAGCTTGCTCGGCGTCGATTTCGAGTCGGTGAGGATCGACAAGAACACCTACGGATGGGCCATTGACACGGCCGGCGGCTCGGTAGACGTCCGCAACATTCGAGGCGTGGACAACTTGAGCCAGGCCATCGGCGCTCGGCTGCGGACCGAGAAGGGGCACAACATCCTCTACCCGCAGTACGGCTTGCCGCGGCTGGTCGGTGGCAGGACGTCCGGCGACGACTTCACAAACGCGAGATTCGAGGCGCGGCGCCAGCTCCTGGCCGACAAGCGGATCAGTCGGCTTATGGCGATGCGCTTTGTAGCCGTAGAAGACCGGATAGAGCTTGAGGCCTCAGTGCAGCCAATCGGCTTCACCAGCGCACGCACCATTTCCAGGCAGTTGACTTAGGAGAACCCGATGGGCCAGCTCGTCATCAAAACCCAAGAGCAGATTCTGGAACGGATGGTCAATCGCGTGGTCGCGAGGACGGACCTAAACGACCTGGCAGACGGCTCCGACGTCAAACAGGTTCTCGCCGCGGCGGCGCGCGAGGACGATGACGCCTACTTCCAGATGCTCAACCTGCTCGACTTGTTTGACATCAACAAGGCCATCGGCAACGACCTTGACGAGCGAGCAAAGGAATTCAACCCGGCGCTCATCTCACGCAGCTCGGCGGCCAAGGCGACGGGCGAAGTTATCTTCAGTCGCGTTGGCACGGCCGGCACGATCACGATTCCAATCGGCACACAGATCCAGGTTCTGGCCGACGGAGCTGCGGCGGCCATCACGTTCGTCACGACCGAGGAAGGCACGATTCTGGACACGTTCAGCACGTCCAACAATGTCGACGTGGCCGCGTCAGTCTCGGGCACGGCCGGCAACGTGGACGTGTCGACCATCACCGGCTTCGTGGTCAAGCCCAGCGGCGTTGACTCGGTCAACAACCCGGCGGCACTGACCAACGGAACCGACCTTGAGAGCGACGACGCCTACCGTCAGCGGCTCAAGAATCAGATCAAAGGCCTGGCCCGCTCGCATCCGGCCGGGCTGGAGAGCGCTGCGCTGGGGACCGAGGACACGGCCACAAGCAAGATCGTTCTGTTCGCCAACGTGGTCGAGAACCCGCTCAACCCTGCCACGGTTACGGTGTACATCGACGACGGCTCGGGCACGGCTGAAGACACCCCCAACGTCGAGGTAGGCATCACGGTGCTCGCGTCGGCGGTCGGCGGAGAGACTTTCCTCTTTCTGCCCGACAAGCCGATCAAGATCGAGGCGGCGTTTGCGCTCTACGTCAACGCGGGCTTGCAGGTCGAGGGCGTCGACTACACGCTCAACCCGGCTTCAGGTCAGATCAACTTCCTGCCGGCCAACTATCCGACGGGCCTGACGGCCGCAGACGCGGTAACGGCCGACTACTCCAACTTCACCGGGCTCATTCAGCTCGTGCAAAAGGTCATCGACGGGGACGCGGGCGACCGGTCAAACTTCCCCGGCTATCGCGCGGCCGGTGTGCTTGTGCGCGTCCTAGCTCCGTCAACCAATCAGCAGATTGTCACGGCCAACATCACCGTGCTTCAGGAGTTCAGTCAGACGGACGTGGCGACGTCGGTGGCTGCGGCCATCAGCGCTTACGTCAACGCGCTCGGTATCGGCGAGGACGTCATTCTCAACGAGCTGCGCGAGCGCTCGATGTCAATCGCGGGGATGTACGATATCGAATTCACGGCGCCGACGGAGAATTTCGTTGTGGCTGAGAACGCCATCGCGAGACTCGTCTCGGGTAACCTTACCATCGTCTAATGGCCATTTACGGGGCACTTTCTTCGACTATCGGATTCCCTCCAGGGGGGGCGGGCTCCGAGATCCTTATAAAAGATGGGGGGTCTTGGGCGCAGGAATGGGAGCATCCGACTACCCCCGAGCGATACAGGGCGCGCTCTGTCCGAGCTGCTCCCGACGGTACGCTGTTTGCGGCAGTCGACGACACGTTCTCCGGCGACGATCTCTGGCGCAAACTGCCAGGGGGTGTGTGGACTGAGGTACTTGACACAGGCACGGTCGATATCAGCAACCTGTCGGTCCTGTCAGCAGACGAGGTTTGGCTCAGCCAGGGCAACCACGTTGTTGGGCGCTAGACTTCAGGAGGGGGCTACT